TTACATACTGCAATCAATTTTCCGTGCTCGTCTATAGCTAATAAAAAAAGTTCTCCGGCACATTTTCCGCACCCATACTGACTGAGTAACCTTGGCAATGGTATAACATTATTCATCTATTCACCTTACTATTACTCGCATCCATTCTCTGATTAAATCCCAGAATACATCTAGCGATATATCTGTAGCAAATGATTGCATGCTTAGCTTTACCGCGTCTTTGTATACATGAACTTCAATCATATTCATTTGTGAATTCCAAATTATTCCAAATTTATACCCCGGATACCAGGCATGTAATTTAGATTTAATTTCTGCTAATGGAATCCCTAGGGGTACTTTATTCATTATTTACCTTTCATCGCTTTTTCTATTAAATACACAATAAATCCTAAGGCAAAACCAATTATAAACACTTCAAAGCTATTCATTTGCATGCGCTAACTGTGAAGACAAAGCAATATAACGTTTCTGAGCTTCAACCCTAGCACGACCTCTTGACTTGAGCATTACCTCACGCGATTTAATAACATCTTCGTGTGTAACTTCATTGTAACTTCCACTACTCACGCGATTTACGCCAGGAACTGACGAGTTTAACGTTTTTGTGCGTTGTTCTAGTATCTGATCGCGTATATCTTTGTTCTTAATGGCCTCGTTTAACATTTTTTCTGCGACTTTATCAGGATAGGTTTTATTTAAAAAGTCTTGCAGTAGGTTAAGGTTGTCTACCCCTATCTCTTTTTTAGAATTTTCGAAGTTTTCGAACTTAGATCTCACATTATCATTTTGCTTTGAAGCTAACTTTTCAAACTGTGCTTGAGTTAATCCACTTTCTTTAGCTGCTTGCTTAAGTTGCGCAACGTCATTATCGTGCAATGCGACGTTTGCAGGAACTTGATAGTCATCTGGTACTGTAGTTGCTTGAGTATATTTACTCTTTAGATCGTCATTCTCTTGATAAACCTTTGCAGCATTGTTGTAACCTGCTTCCAGTTCTTCAACGGTTTTAAATTTTCCAGCATATAATTTATCTTGTGTTCCGTCTGTCATTCCGTATCCCTCTCATCATCTAAAACGATTGCCTTTGTAGCCCACATTACACATTGTTCCAAATTAGTCATAGCCAGTGATTTTTCTCTTGAGTCTATAGCTCCAATCAAGTTTTCTATTTGTTCAGCATAATATTTTACTTTCAATATTAATTCTTGATTTTTAATTCGTAGTGGCCTGTATGTTTTTCTGAATGTATCTTTCATTATTCGTCATCCTCTTGATTCTCAATAAAATCCTTCATTTCTTCAAATGCCTGTAAATTACCTAAAATTCTTTCCCTAGAATCCCCGATATGTTTATCTAATAACTTGTCGGTTTCTTGAATTCTTTCCTCAATGTATTTTAAAATTTCATTCATGACTCATCCTCTAAGCTCTCAACAAATTCCTTTGTTAACGAAAGTGCAGCTATGCCCGAAACAATTAGGGTTTTGGCTTCGATGCTTGATAGGATTGCAATTAATTCGTTACCTAAAGATATTCTTTCTTCAAGAAACTTTATTATTTTCTCTTTCATCCTGACTCGCTTGGTTTTGTTTGATTATTAAATGCTGTACTTTTTCTATCGTTGACTTGATACCACGAAGTACGGAACGCCTACCATCATAGAAACCTAATAACCCCTCTGTCATCATGCCTTCTTCTGGTTCTTCCCAGAATAGCTCATCAGTCATTGTAGTAAAACATTCCCGGCCTAAGTCACTAGTGAATAATTGGTATATCTTAAATTCCTTTGGCGATATTAATTTAGCTTCTATTAACGTTTCAATCATATCGTGACACCCCGATCCTGAGGAAATGAAACTTGACCAGCCGTTGTTGATGGTTGCGCACCAGTTGCGGCTTGTTGTTGCTGTGCTCCTTCGGCAAGTGTTTTCTTCATTTGATCATCAGTTGCTGATAGTTTAGAAGGTAGATTCAATTTTTCCATGATATACCGATTGGTTTCAAACAGATTCATTGTAACGATAGGTGCTGATTGACCAAAAAACTGTTGTTTGGTTTGCAATGCAGTTATAAGATGATTCAAATCAGATTGATTTTGGATATCATACAAAGGTGACTGAAACGCAAACTTTAATTGCCTGGGGTCAAATCCTGGTATTACTTCTTTTGGTTTTAATAGCAGGCCACGCCCGTTTAGAATTTTTGCGGACACCTCAAAAATTTGCCGTGGTAACTCATTTATTAGTCGCGATATGTCTGTGCTTGCTGTCCGTTGTGCTCGGTTCTCACGTATCGATACTTCAGTAGCTGATTTAACGGGCGTTTGAATCTCACCCAATGGATCCACCATAAATGCCTTTTGAATAGTTTCTTGCATATGTACGACTTGCTGATAAACATCCGGGTATTCTGGCATCTGCAAAGCTTCAAGCGGATTTCGTCCGTTCGGCTGACGAGCAATCATAGCGCCTGCCCATTGTCTAATTGAGTACGGATTAAAATAACTTCCCGCGTCATAGAACATTGGAGGGTTTGCTTTGAATGCCATATTCTTTCGTGAATATTCAACGATTCGATTTAAATCTATAATTGTTGGCATCATATCAATACCAACGCCGCGACCCTCAGCTTCCCCGGGTCTTACCCTGTCCCGATACACAATAATTTGTCGATAATCACTATAGCGATCCCACAAAACAGTAAATGGGTCATTATCAAGTACTGCATAGATGTAATACTCCTCTTTCCCTACTTCAACTTGTCCATAATTTACCGAGTACGTATCATTCGGATTGTCTTTAAGATTATTATATTGAGTCCCTTTATAATCAGGGAATGTATCGAGTACGGCTCGTCCTGTCATTTTTGAAACATACCAGCAATTACGAATTAAGTCGTCGTTACAATACTCAATATAAAGGGCAACAGCAGGAATAGACCGAAAATATAAAGGAACATCGTCACTGGGTGATTCAACCCATATAACGCCCGTTCCTCCCACCAAATCCAGATTAGAGCTGCCAACAACGCGAGCCAAATTAGACTCATTAAGATAAAACATAAGACGTTCATTTACTTTATCCAGTACAATTTGACCCTTTTGTATGTCTTCTTCGTTGTGCTGATGTGGATCCAATACATACTTTCCCCACACCCTATCTTTTGGCATCAACAAACCATGCAAATCATTCGCCCGCTGATATGCTGCAATCATTGCCGTGTTATCCCAAATTTGTTGGGTTACAGGCTTACCCGTATCAGTGTAGTTAAATTTTATATTAAATGCATCTCGGTCAGGTATCACATAGAAGTATAAATTTTTATATAGAGCGAGCCAACGGTCTTTATAACCTTTAGCTTCTAAAAAGCGATCATTTAGCTTATGAAAATTTTCAGGCGGTTGCATTATTACCTCTATTTTTTAGTAGGGTGCCAGGATTGACCGCTTTGCGATTTGATAATATCCAAGCGTTCTTGGAATAAATTTTTCTTCTTAGCTTCAATTTCTGCTTGATTCTGCCTGAATTGTTGATTGATTAATTCATCTGAGCGCTGTTGGGCTTCACTCGCGCCTGAATCCCCGCCGCCGAAAAATCCCATATTAACGCCTCCAGTGATACAAAATATCGTAGTTACTACCTTGATTTTTTAGTAGTTTATTGTACAACTGTTTGGGATTAAACGTAAATCCAATATCTATACCCGATATATACCTGTCTAATTCATTGCAGCTACGTACAATATAGGGTTTCCAGATATGTTTTGCACGCTCTGATACATCCACAACGACTAGCGCTATTAAACTTGAGATATGTTTTAAGCCTCGAAGTAATGAGCTAGCTGAATAAACATCAATGTGACGTGTGTTAATTCCTGTGAGATCGAATTCTATCGCAATCCAGATATCACCATCGTATGTGATGATGTTGCAGTGCTTGAAAATATTGCTGAAAGCTAACTTTGATTGTATGCCTGAGGAAACATTGTAGAAGCAAAATATGCTTATCATGCCGGGATTTCATCGTCTTGATTAATGGGATTTTGCTTGCAAGATAGCACGTGTGCTTGATCGACTCCGCCCTCTTTGCAATAGTCGCAACCTTCTAAGACCAGCGGTTGTAATAGCCCGTGTGTATCATGCCATGCAATATGATCGCTCCATGACTCTACTGGCTTTTGACAAGAAACACACCATGCACTAATTGGCGGCTTAGGTTGTTTCCCTTTATCGGGTATCCTATTTATTTCATCTTGCAAGTACCAGATAGCCTTTTGCAAGTCCTCTTTTCTATTACCTTTATGGTCACACCGCCATATATATTTTATAGCATTGCCTAGATTGAAATTGAAGTTCCGTGTTATGTCGATGCATTCTATATGTTTATCAAAACCGTGATCGCATTTTACGAATATATCTTTACTGAGATAGTGCTTGGGGTGATTTACATTGTCTTGTTTAGTCATATCAACCATTAATTACCGTCTATAAGCATTAAAATATCTATAGCCAGATAATTTACTTCTATCAAAAGACAGAATATTAACGGCTTGATTAAATAAGTCATGAGCCTTTCTAACCCAATTAATATATTATAAATCCTGCGCATACAAATCCTTAGTGCATTAATTCTATAATGACTTGCTCGTGTTCGATCTCAGCATTAATGAGCCTTAAGTGGCCGTCTTCAATTTTGAAATTGCATTTGTATCGATAATTTTTTTCATCGTATGTGAAACCGCGCTCGTATTTTCGCCATGAACTATAATGTGGAAGCTCTTTAATGTCATCCCATATCATCATCATGATTGCCCGTTCTAATTCTGACATTTCGTTCATGCGTTTAACTTTCATTTGTCTTACCCGGTTTTGATACTGAATTGACTGCATTTTTTATTTGTTCAACACTTAATTTACCGACAAATGGTGCGGGCTCAATCTTTGGTCTACACGCATCCAAAGCTTTATTAAATGCCTCTTGCATTGCTGTGCTGTGCGGATTTTTCGTAGGTTTGTTATTGCTCATTTATGCTGCTTCGTTTGATTCTGTTTTCTTAACATCCGGCATTTGTGCGCACTCTTGGTTTGATGCTGAGGGTTCTGTTGGTGCAACGTAACTTGCGATTGCATTTTGCATCCACATGCATCCCTCATCAAACCTTAATAATGCCTGTCTTTTCTGAACGTCAGCACCAGGGATTCGAATGATTAGCTCCATTAACTCTGTGAATTTTAAAACTAGCCCTTCTATAAGCAATTTTTTTGTTTCAACGTCATAATCTTTGTCCATGTTTATTTACCCTTTTTAATCTTATCTTTAATCATCTTAGCATCCTGTTTTTTATCTTTCTTTTCAGACTCCCTGATTTTGCGATCCATCATTTTCGCCTCGCCTTTCTTCACATCTGATTTTTTCAGCTTCATTTTGTTTGCCCTTGAATAATAGATCGAATAACTTAAATAATTCTGTTTCGTTTATTACCATGCTCTCGTGCAATTCATTTTCTATGTAATATTTATCTAAGCCGTGTTGATTCCCGCTCAATCTATACTGTAACAAATAACTCTTGCTTGATTGCCTGCTTTCAAATACTTTTACGTACATTATTTTGCCGTTTTTATTTGTGAAGTTTCTTTAAAGTTTTTGCTAGGTTAGCTCTTTTACCTAATAATCCGCCTTTTTTAGCGGCTGCCGTGAGTTTCTTAGCAGGGATTTTTTCACCTTTTGGAACGCCTAACTCTTTATGCAATGCGCCTGGGTGTTTGATTGCTTTCTGTATCCATTTCTTATCAGCCATGATTCACACCCTTGTTTTGATCAATTAATGACTGCATGAGCATTTTATAGTCTTCAAGCAATTGCTTATAAAGCTCGGAATCTTTACCGAAATCTTCAGCGCAACAACGCTCCAATAACCACGCTGTGCCTTGCCATCCAGGTTTTCCGGCTCTCACATCTTGGATAGCTTCGTGAACATAATCAGCACGTGCTCTTTTTATCCCAGCCGAAAACTTGCTGAATATTGTTGACTTACCGGCTTCTCTATCAATACGACCATGATCAATCCACGACCAAATAGTTGCGCGTGGTTGGTCATTGGCTTCTGCCGCATAATTGATTGATAAGGATGCGCGAACATCATCAATAATAGCCTTTGATATTTCTTCTGTAAGCGTTGTAGGCCTGCCGCCAACATTTTTTATATCGGATTTCTTAGTTTTTTCTTTCATTTTCTTAGTATCCCAAAAAAAACTAGATATTTAAAGTGTAATGATACATCTAAATTTATTTAAAAAAATAAATTACGTATAGATATTTTATAAATAACCTCACATTATGTAAGATTTTACTTTACATTATGTAATGGATAAACTATAATTAACTCATACCAACAACAAAGAGTGAGAAAGAAAAATGGCAATAGGCAGAATGATAAAAGCAGAACTAAAAAAAGCATTTCCTAGCGCAAAGTTTAGCGTAACAAGTGATTGCAATTCAGTTCGCATCACTTGGGTAAATGGCCCAAGTCACAAAAAAGTAGATGAGATTACAAGCAAATACAAGATGGGCAACTTTGATGGAATGACAGACAGCTATGATTATAGTAATAGGCGCGAAGATATCCCGCAAGTAAGTTACGTTTTTTTAAACCGAGAGATTAGTGAAGATGTTTATGCATCAAAATTTAAAGAATATAAAGCTTATTACTTAAGCTGGGAAAATTTAAAAGATATGAATGACACAAGTGTTCCAATGGAAGGTTATTCACCACGTGGTTTTATTAGGCATGAACTTTCAGAAGTTTGTCTTTAAAATAAACAGGTATATCGGGATATAGCGGCCTAACAGTCGCTTTAACTGCCGCACAGGCAGCATGTAATTAACTTAACATAGGAAATAAAAATGAATAAACAAGAGTATCTATCAGCATTAAACGAGCTAATAACAAAAGCTAATGAGCGTTCATGGGAAGAAAATCAAGAAAAAATGATTGAAGATTTTAGGATACAAGAGGAAGAGCGACTTGAATTATTTAATAAGGATGAAAATGTAGGTTATCAAGAGGAACTATTGCTATCAGCTCAAAGATTTCAAGGTAACTGGGCTTATGAAAAAAATAGACATTTGTCACCAATATTTTAATTTAACGAGCGGCTGCTGGCCGCTTTAACTAACAAATGAGGAAATAAAAATGTACGACATAATTGAAGCATTACCAAACGCCTTAATCATAAAACAAAAACAAAGTAATTCAGGATCAATATATGACCTTGCAAGTGATATGTTTGACCGTGTCATAAGTTTGAATAGAGATCATAAGTACATAGTTATAGTACCTGCTTATTACAATATGTCGTCTACCCGTCACAAGAGCGAATATCAAGCTGGCCAAGCTAAAGATAGATTGGTTAGGCAAGGTTATGAAGCTGTAATAGTTTTAGATCGTGAAGGCAATCAAGTGTTTTTTAAATAAGAGGAATTAAAAATGAATGCATATTATGTAATAAAGCATAACAAAGACGGATCAAAAGAAAGCACGTGGGATTCTTCAAAACTATCTGCTACAAAGTTTTTTGATAGTCTTAATAACTCTCTAGATGAAACAAGCAGTGTTGATTCATATGAAGTATATACGCTCGATGAATATAATACTCACCTGCGAGGAAATAAAAATGCCATTCGTTAGTAGCTCAAAGAGAAAAATACCAGAATTATTGCGAGATTCTTTTGCTGAATATTGTTTCGAATGTAGGTCTATACAACAACTACTTGATTGTCTTGATCCACCAAAAGAAGAATGTGTGTTAGTTCCAACACTCAAGGAACTAGATTTCGAAACTCATTCGTTTACCGAGGATGAATATAAATCATCAATAATTTTAGCCCTAAGACACCGATTTCTAGAATTAGAAAGTAACTAGAAAATAGTTTTATAACTTACTTTAAAAGGAAATAAAAATGACACTAATGTACTTTAAAACAAGATATCAAGCAGAAAAACATGCAAAAACAATGGTTGGATATAGTATTAGAATTATTGCAAATTACCCGCATTTTATAATTGAATGCAACGGTAATAGGTATTTATATAAAGACGGTTTTGTAAAATAATTTAACTAAAATAGGGTGTTAAAATGAATCATATAGCAGATTTTAAAAAATTAGCAGAAAGTTATAAGTTAACAAAACAGCTTTTTAAAAAGGGGTTAGCTAGGGTATCTATAAATCCTACTTATTCTTTATACCATGATCGAAAATATTTAATAATTTTTCTGCATGTTGAATATGAAAATGGCGAGCACTCAGTGTTTGACTTCGAAACAGAAGAGGAGCTTCTTAATAAGATAAAAGAATTAATAGGTTAACAACCAACTTACTTTAAGAGGAAATAAATATGAACCACATAGAATTTTACGAAGACATAATAAGCGCATATTCAAGCTCAGTAGAACTAAGAGTGTACACGAAAATATTTTATCAAATGCCGTTGGATGATGCGCTTAAAGTAGTGGATACGATAAGCAACTTGCTTCAAATGAAACTAAGAGATTTGGTTAAACTGTAATTTAAAGCTAAACAAAACATAACTTAACATAACCAGGAAAACAAAATGAACATAGCCATGACTTTATACAGCGAATTATATACAGATTCCAAATGTCCTAATCGTTTAGACACACTTAAAACGGCCGCTTATCCTAAGGCCGTAATGACGCAAGATAATGCCCTAGGTCATATGCATTACATTTTCAAAGATGGTAGCCGTTTGATATTCACTTCTGATAACGTTCAAGTTAGCTTATTTTAAGGGGCAATATCATGATACCAACAATCTATGGATTTGACATAATTAAAACGCCAAACGGGTTTGGCGTTACAACACTTTACGATTTATTCAACCTAAATAAGCCCACTATTTTACGCGAATTACCAAACTGGAATGATGCAGTGGAACATAAAAAGCTTTGTTTCAAATTCGCGATTCAGGAATACGAATGGCTCAAAGCTCGCGGCCTTTCTTTTCCGTGTAACGATTAGGGGTGATAAAAATGTTATGCTCCAACTCTTTATACCACGGCGACGAGTACGAAAATGACTACGAACAAGAGGAAATTAGGGAACAAAGAGAATATGATGATCAAGAACACGAAATTGACGAGTAAATCGTTTTAGCGACTCACTCAATCAAGGTCTCTACCGGCGAAAGTATTAGACCTTGATTGATTGCTGGAGTGCGTTATCTTTAGTAACACATTTACTGAGGATCGTTAATCAATCCTAAGTCATTCTTTCTCTTGCGTGCTCCGTTGGCTTTACTGTCACCGCGGGCAAGTAGCTTGCTCATTTTATCTTTTGCCAGCGAACCAGGGGGATTGTTCTGCTTTCCCCCGTCGTAGTAATTGACAGTTTGACCTGACTTAAGGCGGTATTCTGTAACTGAATCAATATACTGTTTGTGATTCATTTAATTTATCACCGCGAAATCTTGGAAACTGCTTTATCTAATATTTTTGCATCTTCTTTGGAGTTCCATCTACCCGCACCTTTGCGTGCTTTTTCCATAGATTTATAATCTTTTCGGTAAGCTTCATGATATCTTTCATCACTTGACATTTTCGGTGCACCAGCATCATTGTAAGTCATGGGGTGATTCATACGATCAGAAACAGCCTTAATTCTTATCTTATGAGCTTCATGATCAATAGCCATTTCAACGCCCCATCTTAGAACCGCCGCAATAGTAAGTGGGCTTACCACCACCACCTTTTACAGAATCCATGGCGCGATTTACCGCTCCGGCATCGTATCCACCCATACCAGCACCTTGGCCTTTCGCGGCACCTTGCCTAGGCTTATCTTTACCCGCTGGATGTGATCCACCACCAAAACCTTTTTTTAGCTTTAAGTCAGTACCATAATACATTAAGATCCCCATCAAATGTCAAAAGCACGCTCTAACCATCCTGGTAAGAATAACTCAAGTTTGGGATTGACGGCAACTAATTGACGATAAAATCCTGTTCGCTGAGCAATCAAGGCTGGAATCAGCATAAATGATGCGTGATTAATAGCTTGTAGGGTTTTTCCTTCAAACAATCCATCATCATTGACGTAGTCCTTAAGTTTTTGAGCTGCACAACAAGCGCGTTGTGTGATCCTTACCGCCTGGGCTATGCCAAAATTGACAGACATATCAAAAATATATTTGCCAAGCATGCTATTGATGATTTTTTCGAAAGGAGCTTTGAGCCAAAATTCAGAATAATATATTTTTTCTGCTTGGTCTTTTGTTAAATCGATAATTGATTGTTCGGAAACCTCGTTGAAAATACCGATACGCTTCAACATCGGTTCTTCAATTTCGCGTAGAAACCTTAATGAAATTCCGTAATTTGTGATGCCACCCGGATCGGCAGCATCTTTTGTGAGTCCGCCTTCATGTTTTAAAACATAATCCACGCAAGATTCAAATATTGCCACAATGCATCCTTACCTTAAAACGACTGTGCTGCTCCGTGGCTACTGCCATGTTTCATATTAAATTTCTGTTTCCAGAAATCTTCAGTCTGACGCATATGTTGCATAATCATTTCACGCGGAACATCTTGCATAGTCAAACCTGGTGCAACTTCAATACCTTTATTTGGGTTTACAAAACCAGGATGTTTCTTGCGTCTTGATTCTGTAACTACTGGCACCGGGTACTTTTTGTCGATAATTTCTTTAGCCATTTGAATTCCATTTAAAATTTTTAATAATCTTATCAAATAAAAAAGCCCACAGGAAGTGGGCTTACTGTATTAACAACAAGAACGACTGCAAAGTGTCAGGAAAAAAGGAATAATAACCTAACAATTTATAATGATGCAATTAAGTAGTATTTACAAGAGGTTTATAGCTTATTCTGAATATTATGTATAAGATTGCAGGGTTGAACAAAAGCCACGGTCGAAACGTGGCTGCTCAAGTTGAAGGCATCCATCACTAACAACGCTCTACGAAAAGAGTTAGTGAATTTTAGTCGATGCCTTGTGTTAATGCAACCCAGACAAGGTAAATAAAAATGGCAATAAAAAAAGTAACCTCCAATTTCCTCAAACATTCTGCATTTCCACACCCCTTCACTTTAGTTTTAAATGAAACAATTGATGCAATCCCCGACGATGCCGCTTTAGGTATTTATCTATATCTAGCACGAAAGCCTAGCGATTGGGACATATGGGAACAAGACATCATGAAACGTTTTAAACGTGGACGAGATCACGTTAGAAAAGCATTAAAAATCCTTCAAAAACTTGGGTTGCTAAAAAAAACTTCTATTAAAGACGCTTCCGGCAAGATTACATCATGGGAAACAACCCTTTATTACCAGGTTACTGAAAAACCGTCATGTGGGGAAAACCAGGTTACTGAAAATACGTATACTGGTGACATACCGCAAACTGAGGATACATGCGGGTCGTCACCAGATTACTGGAAAACCCACCTTCTGGATAATCCGACACATACAAAAGAAAGAATAAATACAAAAGAAAGAAAAAGAAAAAAGAAAGATATGGTGATAGGGATTTCTGAGTTTGATAAATTTTGGGAAGTCTATCCGAAAAAGGTAGGGAAAGAGGCCGCGCACAAATGGTTTAAGAAAAATAATCCCAGTGAACAATTTGTCTCGATGTTAATAAGCGACCTGCAAACACGTATTAAATCCGAATGGAATGGGAAAGATAAACAATTCATCCCCCACCCAGCTAGTTATCTAAATGGCAAAAGATGGGAAGATGAAATAATATCGCCACTCAATACCAATCAAGAAAAAGAGGTTAAAATGCCAACTGAACGCTCGCCACTAAGTGTTTTTTCTGAATTTATAAATGATTTAAAATATATGCTTAAACACGGAGTAATAGACAATTCCCTCTACATACCAAGTTTTGAAGTATGGCAATCACAAGGCATCACTAGCGACGCAAAACAGTACGTAAGAGAATTAAAAGAAAATGACGCTACCGAGGTATCAAAAAAACCGTAGCGTTTAGCCACGGCCTAATTTGTAGGGTTAAATTAGATGTTTAAGAGCAATTTGGAATTGGTTTATCTTTATTTTCTAATGCTATTCGGTGCAATGAAATTTCATCGTACATAGAAAAAATAACCTTGCGTACATACATCAAAAAATTATGGTGTGGCGATTCAGTATCTATCATGAGGGACGCGCCTTTAATGACAAGTGCCAGCTCGTCAAGTTCTTTTTGCATTTGCATCAAAAATACGTCGGTGTGCGAACTCATCACAACAACCTCCTCAACAATTCACACCCATTTTCAACAGCCTTAAAACTTGAATCAAAACATAAATCCTCTTTTATGTAACTGTGCCCAATGCCTTCACTGTATTTATATCCATCAAAAGATTGTTTGATAACCTGCGCTACAAGGCGCTGCAACTCAGGCACATTTCCAACATATTTTATCCAGTACAACTGTTGTCCTATTTGATATTTATTCATTCTGGAGCCTCATTATTTTTAATCGATTGATAGGCATCATCCGGTAATCCACAAAAATATCCCCAAGCAATAGGAATTTCTAAGCTATCGGCCTGGTAATGTTCTTCATCTTTCATTTTACGCCCACATTCATTTTCGCAATTCGGTGACGCACAAAACGTTTTGTCTTTATAGCAAAGCATTAGTTTTCCTCTTTTTTAAGTCTTCAACAAATCTAAACAATGCATCGATTACAAAATTTTCAAGATAAATCGTATCTTCACAATGTGATTGTCTATGATCGCCATTTCTCAAAATAATACACTCGCCATCATATTCAGCATAAACAGCATCACCCAAATAACAATGGTTTTTTCTTTCTTCATCATTCATTATCAATACTCCCCTTATTACGCAAACACCTTTTTACATTCAGGACATTCAACATTAACCCCCTGTACCATGTCGATGCTGATCCTTAATGTGTGATCACAATAGTTATCGATCATGGATTGGATTTTAGAATTCAAGCTTGGAAACATTTGTTCGCCTTTATAATTCCTGTTGCCAGTTAGCGAAAGATATAATATCTCTAACTCTTCTTTCGTGAATTCATTCATTTTATGCCCCCTTTTTTTTAGCCTTAATTTTTTTCGATGGTGATTTAACTGGCTCTTGAAATTCTCTAACAGATTCGCATGTTTCTTGATGTATTAAATCAGCTTCCTGTTTATGATTATGAGAAGCATATAATTTACGCCAAAATTTAAATTTTATTTCCTCTGTTTCCAATGCCTTTTTTAATGAATAAATTTTTTTACGCAATAAACAGTTATCGATAAAATATACAGCAAATGCACCTATAGCAAAGTAATTCCAATTAATCATTTTTACCCCCAAAATCTGGCTCTATCGCCATTCTTGTCCAAATACCATCGTTCGATAATGAAAACCCTATAGGCTCTTTATCAATTGCTATGCCTACAATATGAAGCCGCTCTTTATTAAACTTATCAAAAACCTTTAGAATTTTATATTCATAACCACAGGGCAATTCACCTACAAATATACAAGCACGAGATTCCATTACTTAATGATCCTTATGCACAATTATTAACAATCTAAAAAAAGTTAATGGCTATCAAACCTATAGCAATTAACCCACAACGTTATCCACGGTTAATGTGGATAATTATTTCTTCTCAATAAAGAAATCCGCTACATTAATTTTGATTTTATTTTTTTCAGCCACGGCAATTATTTTCTGTAACATTTTGTGCGGCGGATGAAACCTACCTCTTTCATATCCATTAAAAGTTGCGCGACTAACTTCAAGCATTTGTGCAAATTCTAATTGTGTAAGAAATAAAGCTAAACGTATCTTTTTAATCGGTGAAACCATTTAATCCCCCTTGTTTTTAAGTACGTTATATCATGACGTAATGTATTAATCAACAATAGGTAAAATACAACATTACATAATGTAAAATTTTACTTGACACTATAAACCGTCACTGCTACTATGCATGAGTAACTTAACGAAACATAACAAAATGTAACGGGGAAAACATGACCATTAAATCTTTCGAGCGTCCGCTCATAGAAATTTCAGATAATCTCGTATTCAAAAAAGCCAAACTCATTGATAATGAATATAAACTTGATATTAGAGAACTAAACGCAGAAGATAAGCTAGAGTTTGTATCTAAGATTTTAAGTCTCAATAATAATCTAGATATCATTATGCAAGAGTACTTAGATGATGCTTGCTCAAACAGGCTTTGCGCTGAATCTGACATTTTTGGGGGCTGGGACTATGAATAATGATTTAAAAGATTTTATTAGTTCTAAACAAAGAGTCAATGGGACTCATAAATACAACAGATATCAGTTGATGACTGCCGTTGTAGTTGTATTTCTTATATGGGGGTTATCATCATGGCTTTAAGAGGAATACAACCAGAATTGGTTAAAAAAAGATTAAAATGTTTAATGTATGGTGTGGCCGGATCTGGCAAAACAATGGCTGCAATTAGTTTCCCGCGCCCTTACTTGATTGATACTGAAAAAGGATATGAACACGAACAGTATGTAGACAAAATTAAAGAAAATGGCGGTTGTGTATTTCATACAACGGATTTTGATGATTTATTAATTGAAATTAAAGATCTAGCTACTGAAAAACATCCCTACAAAACATTAATAATTGATCCACTAACAGTTATTTATAATAACCTTGTTGAAAAGAGCGCTAGCGACAGGAAGTCACCACAAAATCCTGATGGTACAGCCCATGGCGGTCATTACATTGCCACGGATTTTAAAATGAAAAAACTTATTAATTTGCTTCTTAAATTAGATATGAATGTCATTATAACCAGTCATTCCAAGAATCTTTATGGACATAATATGGCAGTATTGGGACAAACTTTTGATTGCTATAAAAAATTAGATTATCTCTTTGACTTAGTGTTTGAGATACATAAACAGGGTAAATTTCGTGAGGCGTTAGTAAAAAAAAGCAGACTAACAACTTTTCCAGAAAGCGACAGGTTTTCGTTTAGTTATGATGAAATTGCCAAGCGTTATGGTATTGAAATTTTAGAAAAAGACAGTCAAGAATTATTGGCAACTCAAGATCAAATATTTGAAGTAAAATCCTTAATTAAGATGATAAGCTTTAATCAAAATTTGATAAATAAATGGTTTAAAAAAGCTGATGCTACAGATTGGGATGAGATGCCTAGAGAAGCCATGGATTGCATTATTTCGTATCTAAAATCAAAACAAATAACTGATATATCTTTGTCCATACATGAGGTGCAACATGCAACTGTATAAAATAACAAATGAGTACGAGAATGTATTTAATCAAATAGATGAAAACGGTGAGATGACACAAGATATGATTGATACGTTAGACTCTTTACAACTAGACTTTGAAAACAAAGCTGTATGTGTGGCAACATACATAAAAAATCTTGAAGCTGAGGAAGCAGCGATATCCCAGGCTATGGATGATATGAAAACAAGAAAACTAAGGCTATCAAAGCAAGTTGAGTCTATGTCCGATTATTTACAATTTAACTTACAAAGATTATCAATAACAGAAATAAAGAGCTGCCCGTATTTTAAAATTCGACTTAAACAATGTCCTGCCTCGGTTGATGTATTTGACGAGGATGCAATACCCGCTGAATACTGGCGTGAAAAAGTAGTAACTACCGTGGATAAGATAAGACTAAAAGAGGTCTTAAATTGCGGTGTTGAAGTCCCTGGTGCGTCTATCCAACGCAAAATTAAACTAGAAATTAAGTGAGATAACTTATGAGATATACACCATATACAGAAGAACAAATACAAAGTTTAAACGTGATGGAGCCTGGAATTTACAGGTTCCAGGTTTTAGAGGTTATTACTGCCGACCAATATGGTAATCAATTGCGGGACAAAAACGGTGTTGATTTGGCTAAGCTTAAATTGCTTATATGGGATAGAGAAAATCGTGAACGTCACCTTTATACTTATATTTCTGGTGATGGTAACTTTGCTTATAAGCTCAGACATTTTGCTAAAACCATTGGTATGATTCAACAATATGAAGATGGTATTTTTCAGATATCACAAACTGTAGGAAAGTCAGGTAATGCAGATCTCGTAATTAAAAAAGGCACTTATAAAACTGACGGTTCTGGCGAGATGTGGCCGGACAGGAATGATGTTAAAGATTTTGTTGTTACTGCTGATGGTCATGCTTTGAATCATTCACAACCACCACCTAGTTTTCAAGTGGAACAATCACAAGAACTTGAAAATGACGTACCTTTTTAAAACTAAACTAGATGTCTTCATTACTGAAGGCATCTAGTTTATCAAATAAATAACTGTTAACAATCTTCGCTCATAACTAATTTTTTGTTTTTTACTTCCTCTTTATTTATTTCTGCAATCAAGCACTTTATTTCATTTGCACAAACTTCCAATAATTTACAATTCTCAGCAAATATTTTTATAAATGATTCTAGTTCATCTTGTTTATTTATATTGATACTCAATTCTATTTTTCCTTATATTTTAAAACAATCAGGCACATAATTTCGTAGCAACTTAATATCATTCAATTTACTTAAGTCTACATCTTGTGGCATGTCCCGTAATAATTTTTTCTTATCTGAAATTGATTTAATTGCAACATTGTCTTGAGATTCCATGGCTTTCATAAACGTGATATCTAGTTCTTTAAGTATCTCATTACGCTGTAATCTTAATTTATCCATTTTAATTTTACAGGCATTATCGATATCAAAATCAATCTTACCGCTTGTTATTTTCCAGGCATCACGAAAATATCTATCAATTTCATTATTTTCATCCCGCGGATAATCTGAAACATCTATAATTTCGTAACTTACACCAGACGGTACATCTTTGGCAGCTAATGCATGTAAATCATTGCCATTTGATGCTAACCATTCAGGTGAAGGTGATACCAGGCATAAATTGCCGGTAACAGGGTGCGTATATGCTATGCGTTTGTTTATCATTATGGATTCCCATGTGCTGTGAAAAGTACTGAGCCTGCGTCCCCAACTGCTTGCGTCAAAGTGTTATATATTTTAACTTGCGATCCGCTTCCCGCTACTGTAAAAATCTGTGCAACTCCTATGAATGACGAAGGAATTATATTTGCTACTGCCGCATAGTTTCCCGTAAACGTAGTCGCGTAAGCAATCGTTTGATCCCCAGTCCCATTATCTATTACTGAGGAAACATTAAAGCTCGCCGATATTGCTCCACTACTTCCATCATACTTCACCCAAGCCCTTGCAACAGTCACAGAGCTTGCGAGCACCATACCACCCGATCCTAATACATTAGCGGCCAATGCAGCCGCAACCCCAGTACCTAACGCAGCAAGACCAGTTCCACCATAAATTGTTGCAAGAGGATAGCCGGGCAAGATTGAAGCATACCATGATGCCGCTGTTGTCCCAGTTATTAAAATACAATTTAAATATAAAGCCGTTCCGGCCTCCACTGTTTGTATTAAATTTCCGCCCGATGAATTGATGGTTAATGCACCGCTTGAACTATTAATAATAATGAAACCTTGCCCTATTTTTAATGTCGAAACTAAGGGCATTACAATCGTCTGTGTTGTAACGCCTGTAAATTGCTGAATTTCTGCACTACTTACTGTTAATGTAGTGGTTGTAGCTGCGGTTGCTATTGTTGTAAATCCTTTCAGAAAATTATTTGCTAATAAATTTAAATTCGCATCCCAAGCTGCCAATATACCAGCACCCGGTGTTGAGGTAATTGCATGAACCGCATAAGTATTTACACCCGTGGTATAAATATATTCATTTGCAACTGTCGTCAATCCAGCGATTGATGATAATGCAGGGTATGCCCCTACAACCTCGGCAATTGTGCTTTTAACTTCATCAAAATTACTAGCTGAATTTCCCAAATACATAATATCAGTGGGAATAGGTGTTGCTTTAGCTGCAAACGATTTTAACTGGATAGACATGTTATCAAACCTCTTTTGCTATAACAAAATCGTTAGTATAGGTAACCACATTATTCCCGAGATAATCTATGACATTTTCAAACCCGGGCGGCGGCTGACGCTCATTTTGATTGCCTAACACGGCAAACGGAAACAGGACAGTTATTAATTGCATATAAAAGTGCATATATCACCTACGGAATATTAGTTGAGCAATAAACTATGTTAGTCGCCGTTGTGGTTCTGGGTGTTCCGTTAACGGTTGCAGACGCTAAAATGCGTACAGCGGCAATAGGATAAATATTATTTGCCTGCGCATTTGGGAAAAACTGTGGTATTCCTGCCGTATTCATGTAAACAATATCGCCAGTTGCACCAGAAACATATAAATAACAACTTGGCTTGGTAAAATTAACGCCAACCGTAGCTAAATCTGAATATCCAAACGCAAAACCCCAACTTATCATAGCGATCCCTTAATTTATTTGATCGTAATAAATAACATCATACGATATTTCGTTTATCAATTCACTGTCTAATGCCAGCGCTAACGTTTGGTAACTTTTCACGCCATGACTTGACCAATCATGTTTTGGATGGTCTTTAAATTTACCCATTTTAACATCAAATTCTTTCTCATAGTTAGACAAACAGTCTATTAATCTTTGTGTATTTTCTTCGTTAAATGTTGTCATGTAAAGTTTCTGGCGAATACATTCAATGGCTGTTTTATGCGTACTTGGCCTTTTAACAATAAATGCTATTTCACCCATTTCATGCAAATAATCTTGTGATGTTTTTAATCCATCACCAAAATTTCTATTTGCTCCATCGTGTGGTAGATAATGAGCTTTCAATACCAGGTTCCTAGCATTGCAAAATGCTTTGATCTCACCAACGTAAAAAGCAAGAGCACGGTTATTATTCTCAATATATCCAACAATTGTAGGCCATAGCTTTCCACCACGTGGCTCAAATTGCACTAAACATATGGCCGTACAATCCGATATGCCGATATCATAAAACGCATAAACTGGTCTATTGGGCAGATAATAGCCTTTGATAATGCGTTCCGAATCATGAACGGCATTAATAGCGATAGCAAAATACTTGGTTTCTTCATTTATCTGCACATTTCCATAGTACTCTTGCTGAATAAGGTACTCGGGCATTCCTGCACGCCTATCTTCATCAACATCTTCATCGGTTATATATGCATTACCTTCTTCATCTACCAAGGTATTAATACTTTCTTCACGACAAAACCATAATGGATCATCTTGATTCTTTTTAAGCATCCAATAAAAGTGGTTCATCCCGTTATACGTTGATTGCCCGAATAACCAACCTCCATTTTGTCGTAAAACTGGCATCATAGAATAAAGTACTTTGGGGTCTGAAAATGCTAGCTCGCAATAAACAATGCCGCGGGGGTTTGTACCTCGAAGTTTTTCGGGGTCTATATCACAACCTACAACCCATATTAAACTGCCATTAGTTAAATGTATGGTCATGTCAGCATCATTGGGCTTTCTGGCTAAGAGCCTTTTAGGTATCATGTCCAAGAACTTAATGCTTTGCCCTGTGCTTATTTCTAACATTGCACCTTCCCACAAAATTTTGCGAGCACGTACGTTTGTTGGATAAACCATCATGTACATACCAGGCTCTGATATGGCAAAATCTAGCACTAGGTTCCAAGTTGTAACCTCCTTACCAGCCCGTCTAGGCCACTCAACAAGTATTCTTTTAGATACTTTATTAAGCAAAATATCCCGAGATTCACGTTGATAAGGTCTAAAATTTATCGTTGGAATTCTTACTTTATATCCATCAGCCCAGGCGACATGTAAATTGTTTAAATCGTCGCGTGTTAATTCATAGTCACTTAAACATTGCTTGTGATATGTGGTCAAAGCCTTATCCCGTAAGGCTTTTGCCTCTTGCAATATACCCAATTTGTTAAATCCTAATAATTTTATTTGTTAATGTTGTGGGCTGAACAATACTAAATGGTGTTGGTGTAGGCGAGCCAGTGGGTAAAGTAGATGCTGCTCCCGGTGAGTTAGTTAAAAATGTTGAAGAACCACCAACTTGAACAATTGGTAGGGGAGTTCCTGATCGACCTACAAGTGGATGTGAATGTTCGATTAATTCGTCGATCGCCATCGTATGCGTATTTGTTCCACCTGTTACGCCAATAACATTACTTCCAGCAAATAGTGACCCATCTGCACCTGCTGTTGTTTTACCTCTAAAATCAGGAACATTAAATGTTGTTGAACCATCGCCCGCACCCCATATAACGCCTATCACACTAAATAAATCAGCATAAGTTACCCGTGAAACCGCACTACCGTTACATAATAAAAACCCTGCTGGTGCCACTGTGCCACCGAAGTCAACAATAATTCCCGTTGGGAAAGGCGCTACCACGGCTTCAGTTAATAAAGTTAATTGTGCAGCAACATCTGTCGCATTTAGGTTGACCGGATCGTAATACCCAACAATAGCAGCACCATTTGTGACTGGTTGATTATTGGCTAATTCAGAACGCAACGTTGATGTATCTGCTGATTCTTCAAGAACCGCTGCAATAACACCTCCAACCGCTCCAAGCCATACCTCACCTGGCTGTAAAATTGGGATATTTACATTTGCATCAAGCGTATCATCCGGAAAATAGGTGTTAACTATGTATGATATATTGCGTTCGAGGGCAAAAGTTTTATTTTGCTGTGTGATTAGGAGTAGTTTGTCGAGTACGGCATCTAGGGTTATCCCTGAAAAATTCTGGGCATTTGAGAATTCAGCATCAAGGGAAGCAGATATGTTGCGCGATATCGTAACAGCGTATCCATTAGGCGGAATTTTGCCAGGCAAAATTTAATTTTACCA